GTGCTGACGGTCTGCCCACACCCACGCGTTGCTACTGAACGGCGAAAACACTTCGTATGCCGTGCCGTCGGCGTCGATCACGCGGTCGCCCTTCTTGGGGGCGGCCGACAGGTAGTCGGTCGAGATGAAAAAGTCGCGGCTCTCAATACGCGTAATCGAACCGGACTGATCCATCGACTCGTGGCGGGTCATGCCGACCATCGCTGGCATGGCTTTCGGCACAAGCGAGCCGAGAGCCTTGTACTCGACCTGCACCGACAAATGGCGATCGGCCTGCGACCGGAACCACGCTGCGCCCTGCGAGATGAGGTCCTGCATGACTGCGTGTTACCAGTGAAAGGTCGAACTCCAAATAGAGCCACCGAGGCCGTGCGGCCGGCACGAGTGCCAAGCCGCACGGCCCCTAAGCCGCCGGGGCGGAACGTCAGGCGCCAGGGACCAACAGCACGTGCACCGTGTTGTCGGTCGTCGCAGGCTTCGCGGCCACGTAGCCCATCGCGGTGCCGGTGGCACCGGTGACGGCCTGGCCGTTGAAGAGCGAAACCTTGCTGCCTTGGGCGTAATCGGTCCCGGCGCCGGTCGGCTTCGGGATCGAAAAGATGCCCTCGACGTTCAGATTGCCGAGCTCGTTCGCAGCGATCGGCCGCGAGGCCACGCCGACGATCGAGCCAACCACCACCGCTTCGCCCGCCGCCACGCCCGTGGTGGGCGTGATGCGGATCTTGTCACCTTCGTACTCGAATGCCACTGGATCACCTCTTTCTGGAAAGTGGAAACTGTTTGGATCGTCATGCCGGCCGGCGGCGCTTGGGCACGCCGCCGACCGGCCACGTTTTGCACTACGCTCAGGCCGTCGCCATCCGGTAGCAGCCGTTCTTCTCGGCCTTGGCCACGCCCCACGACCAATGTCCGCGGACCATGATGCCGAGGGTGTTGAAATCGGCGTCGGCCGACTCGACCATCGGCTGCCGCTGACCGTTGAGGAAGGCAACCTCCATCGCAGGGATCGCCCGGGGATCCGCCGCGAGCCACCACGTGGTGGCGCTCGACAGATAGGACGAGCTCACGACGCGATACCGGCCGGCGAGCACGTTCGCGTTGCCGCGAACCGTGTCGGAGCCAGTGATCAGGAGGCTCGAGGACATGACCTCGGACGCCGGGATCTCGAGCTCGGCGGGCACCAGCAGCACGCTGGGCGGAACGCCCAGCGGGTTGCCGTCCGCGTTCTTCAGCTTCCGGAAGCCGGTGGCCGCCGTCCGCAGTGAAGTCAGCGAGAACGCATTGCCAGCAGCCGCAGCCTCCTTCGCGAAGTAGGAAGCGTTCGACGCCTCAAACTCCGTCCAGAAAGCCTTGTTGAGGCCGATCGCCGCACCGTAGCCGAGCCGCGAGCTCACCTGGGTGAGAGCACCCAGATCGTCGTTCACGAGGTCGACCATCGAGATGCTCGAAAGTCGGCCGTACAGCTTGGCCTTGATGGTGCGGCTTTCCTCGCCGGCATCCGCACTGCGGAGCTCACCGTCGTTGGCCACCTCTTCGAATTCGAAGCCGCCCGTCAGCCGCACGCCCGTGACGCTCTTGTAGTCCGACACGTTGCGAGTGCTGGCGATCGCATCCCAGTTCTGCTCGACGGCCGTGAAGCCGTCCAGCAAAAACTTGCCATAGGTCGCCGAGAGGATCGTCGAGATGTTGTGCGTCGCGAACGCGGCACGCAGCACCTGACGGCAGTTGCTCTCGGAGATCCGGTGGCCGGCCTCCGCGTACCCGTTGGCACGGGCAGCAGCGAGCACCACCTGCGAAAGCGACGCCTCGCCACGCCGGGCGTGGGCGGCCTCGAGGGTGCGCTCGTCATACTTCTTCTCGACGTCGGTCAGGCCGCCGGCCATGCAGAGGGCGGCCTCCACCACCTTCGCGTCGTTGGCGGGCTTCGCCACGACGTGAATCGCCGGGGCAGCCGGGCGGGAGGCCCGAATGTCGGCGAGGAGCTCGGCCTTGAGCTCGGCCATCAGAGTCTTCTTGATTTCGTCCACGGACACCTCCGGCTTTTCGGCCGTCACGGTCGCGTTCTCGGTGCCCACGGCGACGCTCGCCGTGGCTTCCGCGGCGACCTTCTGGTCGACGTCGGGCGTTTCGTTGGCGTGGTCCGCCATGAGCTCATCCCCAGTCGCCTCCGCGGCGATAGCGGCGGACGTTGCGGCGTCCGCTCCGAACAGAACTACGGAAACTTCTCGCAGGGTGCTCGCACGCACCACGGAGATCGGGCCGGTGAACTCCCGGCCGTTTACGGTGACCATCTCGCCAGGCGCGACGTTCTCGATGCGGTTGACGTCCGCACCGATCGACGCCTGGAACTTCCAGCCCCGGCGGGCATAGCCGAGCACCTTCTCGACCAGCGGGCCGTCGCCGATCACGTCGCCGGCGACGACCAGGTCCTGCCCGGAGTTGTCTTTCCGGTCGGCCTGGCCGATGGCCGCCTCGAGCGAGTAATCGTGCCCGTACATGACGGCCACATTGCCGCTCGTGTCCATCCCCGCCAGATCGACGACCAAGGGGTTGCGGCTCCACGACTGCCGGATCGCCCGGCCGGTGTAGCCGACGAGCTCAAACCGCGGCAGGCCGCCGGCGATCGTGCCGTCGGCCGCGACGGCCGGAGTCGAGACAGAAAACTGTGCGTCGGTGGTGATTCTTTTCATAGGAATTCAATCAGTCCATCGATGTCGTCGTCGTCCCAGTCCTCGAAGTCCCACATTGGTCCTCCGCTTCGTCTTGGAGCTCGTTCACTTGTCGTTCGAGCTTGGCGAGTCGCGCGGCCGCAGCCGCTGCGTTGGGATCCTGCTCGCCGCCGTAGTTCACCTCTGGAGTCATGTCGACGAAGAGGCCGAGCTCCTTCATCAGGGTGACCTCTTCGGCACGCTGGGCGAGTTCCTGCCTCCAGTCACGACCAAGCCGCTGGTATTCGGCCGCCAGCGTCGTGGTGTGCGTCCGGAGACGCGTCTCCATCGCGTCGGCTTCCTTCTTGGGATCGACGTGCTCAAAGCCGTCCCACGTCCACTGCCACGTCCATTCGGCCATCGGGGGCAGACCGTCCGGGATGAGGCCAGGCACGAGGGCGGCCTCGTCGAGCCACTTCCCGACGAGCGGGTCGAGCATCACCCGCTCGAGGTCAACCCGCTCGCACTGCAGATGCTTGCGGTAGACGAGGTAGTCGCCCCGCATGCTCGAGTAGTTTGCGGCGGACGAGTCCATCGCGGCCACGATGTACGGCATGTTCAGGCAGCGAGCGATCTCGTTGATCAGGCGGCGGACGAACTCCGAGTAGGTGCTCGTCGGCTGCTCCGGTTTCATCTGCAGCGCATCCCAGCCGTCCGGAATGCTCGTGGCCATGCCTCGCATCAGCGGCATGGTTTCCCACGCCGGCTGGGCCGTCGCGATCCCGTCGGCCGGGAGGTTTGTCTTGATGATCGCGGCAAAGTCCGCAGCCGTCTCGGCCGCCGTCACCACCGCGAGCGTGTAACGCCGGAGCATGGCGAAGAGCTCGAGGGCCGGCACAACCTCGCCGACGCCGCGGTGCTGGCCTGGGCGGAACGCATGGAACCAGTGCAGCACGTTGTCGGCCGGATACCACTGCCCGTCGCCAACCCAGCCCGACAGGGTCGCCCCTGGATGGTGCTTGAGCACGTAGTATTCCGACACGTTGCCGTCTTCATCGAACCGCAGCCCATCGACGCTCGACGCATGAAGCTCCGGCGCCGGGCTCGTCACCTGGTCGGCCTCGATGAGCTTCACGTCCAGCTGCACGCCGCGGAGCCGGCGGTTGGTCGTCTCGACGGCGAAGACCTCGCCGTCGGTTACCTTCGCGAGCTTCGCCAGCCGCAGCTTGCGGGCCATGTCGATCGCCAGAAACCACTCAAACACCGCATCCTCGACGCGGCGAACGCTGGCAGCATCCGCGTCGCGTCCGCAGTCAAGCTGCAGACGTGGGCCGGTGCCGATGAGGTCGGACGCGAGCGTGCTGGCCATGCCAGCGAGGTACGCGTTGTTGTCGCGTTCGTAGCGAGCACGGGCTCGCATCTTCCGGCGAACCTCTGGGGCCAGTGCGGCATCGGCCGAGTAGTAGTCGGCCATCGACCAGTGGTTGCGATTGTGCTCGGTGGTCTGGGCCGCGTCATACCTGGCACGCACGAGCTTGCTGATGACGGCCTTCTGCTCGGCCACCGTCTGCTTGAGGGTGGGGCGGGGTGATCGCGTCGGCTTCTGGGCGGCGCGTTTGGCCATCAGGAGCTCGCACCGGGGGAGGTGATGACTGCCCGCCGCATCATTGCGAACGGGCTGCCTGCGGTGACTGCAGCCCGTTGCTGCATCACCCACTTCGCAGCCTCCAGCTGCTTGTCGAGCTCGTGCTGCTCGACCTCACCGGCGTCGGTACGTGCACGCTTTGGCTGCGCGAGATTCGCGGCGAGAGCGTCGAGAACGTCGTCGGCGGCGGCCATTGGCACCTCTGTGACGCGGGAATTCCCGCTATCACTGAGTGTACCATTGTTCAGGTGCTAACCTTCGATCAACTCGCTTGGAATAAGGGCTCGAATGCGTTCCGCGATCGCGGCCTCGGCCTCCGTTGGCTCGCCGTACTTCAGCAACGACCGGCACGCCTGGTCGATTTCCCACAATGCGGATTTCGCGAGTGCGCCCTGCATGGCCGTGTTGTAGTCGGCCTGCTCGTCTGGCAAACGGAAGCGGATGATGACGTGAGGCATGCTTCACCTTCAAAGAAGCTGCCCGGCGTGGGTTGGCCACACGGATTACTGGTCCGCTGCCAGCCACGCCGGGCAGCGATCGGCTAGTTGCCGTAGCGAATCACGGCGAACCAGCCGCGACGCGTCGGAGAATACGCGACGCCGCGTTCGACAATGCGGTAGCGGCCACGCTGGGCATCCTGAAAAAAACAACAGTTGGCGAACGCCTGGTCTGGACCTGCCGTCGAGAATCCTACCCCTTCCCTAAGGCCCCCTGCGGTGCCGCAGTGGCGCAGGATGCCGCTTCTAGCCATCGAATCCGCGTCGGCCTGGGCCGACGAGATGGTGACGCGACGAGCGTAGACGTTCGTGTCGGCCACGGCAGACGACGCGATCGCAATGAGCAGGAGAGCAAAGAGAAAACGCATGTGGATGCCTTTCTTCTGGAGGGAAACGAACCACCAGCAGACTGCCACGCGATCGGCACCGGCCAAATAGCAGAGCTACCTACCCATCTTCGCAAGCAACGCCGCCCGGCGGGCCGCGAGATCCTCCCGCGTGATCACCTTCCGCGGTGCGGCCGGCTTGGCCTCGGCCCCGACGGCCGAGATCCCCGCGTAGGAGGCCGCCACGGCGGCCCCGACGACGCAGTCGAGCAAATGGTTGTCGCGGCCCGGAACCAGCTTCCACTCGTCGCATTGCCGCATCTTCGACTCGACTCGCACCGGCACCTCGCTGGCCAGCTGGTCGGCGAGCATGTCGTGCACCACGCCGTCGTGAACCGTGAACGCCTGCGGATCGCCGACCGGCAGTTTCATGCGGGCCACCAAGAAAGTTTTCCATGAGTTCGTGTCGAAGAGCACGTGCCGCTGCCGGCCGATGGTGCTCGTCCGCCAGTTGGCCCCGACCCGCTCGCCCTTGTCGGGCTTTTTGTCGCTGATCGTCTGGCCGCTCGCCCCCACGTACCGGCCGTGCGTCGGCAGCACCCGCGGGCCGTAGCTCGAGCGGCGTGCGAAGTCCCTGATCACACCCTGCGTCTGTGCCCAGTTGGCGTCGATGAACATCTGCCCGATCCGGAGCACGGCGTCGTCGTTCTCGCGGGCGAACTCACGGTCGAGGAGCTCGGCGGCTACGGCCTCCAGGCCCGCGTGGATCGCCGCCTCGACGTTGTTGCCGTGGGCACGCGAGAGGGTCTTCTTGGCGTCGCGGAGGGTGAAGTAGCTGCGACCCTGGTCCGGGTAGGTGCCGTAGGCCACGACGTGCCCGCGAAACTGGTGGCCCCACGCGACGACCGCCCAGTAGAGCAGTTCCTTCTGCACGTCCACGAACGCCGTGAGCGTGTCGAGCCCGCGGGGCACGAGCCACCGCGGCACGTGGATCGCCCGACCACGCACCTCCTCCGCGGAGATGCCGGAGGCGTCGGCCTCGTTGCGGATCGGTTCCTGCTGGAACTCGCTTGCGAAGACGGCCGGGCCGTCGTCGAGGTAGGCGTTGTAGGCATGCTGGATCGCTGAGTTCTCTCGCTCCGGGTCGAAGCAGCTTTCCCACGACACCTGACAGCCGGCGTCCATCGCGGCACGGTTTGCGAGGTAGAAGTCGTTGGCCTCGCGGTGGGCGCGGGCCTGGTCGCCGACGATGTCTTTCGCGAACGTCCGCCTGAGCGTTGCGTACTGCTCAAGCCACATGTCCTCGTGGCGCTCGGCCCACTTCCGCACCATCGGGATCCGTTCACCCTGCCACGCCGGATGCTTGCCGGCGTCGAGCAGCTGGTCGACCATGTCACCGTGCTCGATCACGGTGGCGTTCACGACGCATGCCATGCTGGTCGAGTGGCCCGCCAACTTCATCACGCTCTTGGTGAGGATCTCCATTCGCGTCTGGCACTGCCCGGGGCTGCGGGCGCTTTCGCGAGTCTGCGGATCGTCCACGATCACGACGTCGGGGCGAAGCTGCCGGCCGTCGGGGTTCTTATGCCGCAGGCCGAGGATTGAGCCGGCGAGCCCCTTGCTTGTGATGATGGAACCGCTGGCGATGCTGCCTGCGATCGTGGGCATCACGATCGTGTCTTTCTTCCATTCAATGTGCGTTCGCTTGCCGCCGTGCGTCTGTGATCCGCACCGCTGCACCTTTCCCTCGAGGGCATGTACGGCATGGCACACCTCCGGGAAGTCGTCGTAAAGCAGGTCGTTGTCGGAGAGCTCGGTCTTGATTGAGTTGATTGCCTTGTCGGCGAGGCCGGCCTCGGCCGCGAAGATCGCCCCGAACTTGCGGTGGCCGTAGAGGATCGCCCAGAGCAGCGCATTCTCCGAGATCGTCGACTTGGCGAACCCTCTGTAGACCGCATTGCAGAACCTGCCGCCGCGGAGGATGCAGTCTTCGATGCGGCCGATGACGCGTTTGTGGTCCTCGGAGAACGGCGAGAGGCCGGTGGAGTAAGGGAAGTAGGTGGTAAGAAAAAGCAGCAGGTTGTTCTTACACGCCCCCCGCCTGGCGGCGTCCTTCACGGGCGGAATGTCGCCGATGTCGGAGCCTTTGCGGGTGCGTTCGCGGGATCGCTCGACGTCCGCCAGACGTTTCTGTTCACGGCTGTTGGCCGGATCTGCGCTCTTCGGTCTGGCCATAACTCTTGTCCTGGGGTAGGTTTCGGGAGTGAATCAACGCAGAGGGGGAGTTCGCAGCCGGGCTC